AAGAGTAATTACTGATAGACCAGTTTCTGGATCATATGTTGCATTTGTTGGTGTAAATGTTTTACCTAATCTTACAGGAACTGTATCGTTTCTGATGATGCTGTAAATTACTTCACCCATATGTTTGAATGCGCGGCGAGTTGGTTCTCTTTGTGCCAGTGGAAGTAAGTTAACTGCATTCACAAAGTAGATTTGTGCTGCATTCCACATTGCTGAGTTACCACCATATTGGATATCGTGAGAGATTGCATCCACCATATATCCAACATCTCTGCGGCATTTTGCTTGGTTATATTCTAGATAGTTAAATGTGTCTTTTAGATATTCAGTAACACCAACCGCTAGAGTAGATACTCGACCAGCGATAATTGCTGCTTCTGTATCATAATTATAACCTGTTGCTGCACCAGCTGTTGATTGTGCTTCTTGAACTGCTGGAGCTGCATTGAATGTATTTGCTGTAATAATATCGGCAACAATTGTCCATAGATCTTGTACAGTTTGAGCAATTGCTCCAGCTACTGGACCAAATATTATATTTTGTGTTTCTGTATTACCTGTGGATCTTGTTACAGACTGTTTTAGTACAACTTGCTCAGCCACCGCTGCAAGGTGGATATAAAGATCTGCAGTTGGACCTCTTTGATCTGCAGGAAGATGTGATAATCCATTTTCAAAGTACATGCTAGCAACGTTTCTCATTGCGACATTGCTGTCATGCTGTACGTCGTATGAAACGGCATCCACCATATAACCAATATCTCTTTCACACTTATCAATATCGTATGCAAGAGTTGGATGGTTTACCGCAAGCCAAGCTGTACCTTCTGCAATCATAAATGTTCTGTTAAGCTGTAGACCAATTCTAGCATTTACTGAGTTTGATCCAACATTTGCTGTACCAAAGTTATAATTTGCTGTGGCTGCATCGTAATCATTAACCATTGCATCAATTAAGTTATTGAAAGATGCTGTAGCTCTTGAAAGAGCAGTACCTGTTAAGCGACCTTCAATATCTTTTTGTAACCATTGAACCGCTTCAACAGTTTCTGCAAGTTGTTTATCAATTACGACGTTAGTTCCAATTGTTCCAGCTCTGTAAGATTTACCAATTACTTTACCGTTATAATCAGAACCAGTTTGAACATCTCTTCTTACAGCATCTAAGATATATGTGGTATCTCTAGCGCATTTACCTGACTCAAATACAAAGTATTCGTCTGAGATAAAGTCGATAACTTCTTCTTGGATGAATTCTTTGTTATTTTGTAGCGATTTTCTTGCAAATGTTCTGCTTGGAGACATTGCAGGATTACCAGTAACTTCTGGAAGCTGTTTAGCTGCTTTGAAGAATTCGTCTCTTGATCCGCCAAGATCTTCAACTAGAGGCTCGTCATCTACAAGATCTGCAATAATATTTGCTAGTGCTTTACCTTGTGCTGCAATTGTTGCGCCTCCGGCTACACCAGATTTATTTTGCTTATTGAAGTTTCTGACAACCTCTTTAACACCATTAGCATCAGCAGATACAAATGTATGAACACCGTTGTATCCATTTGGTACTGCACCAACATTGACGAATACAGTGTCACCTGTTACTGAAAGAACTCTTAGTGGTTTTTCGTGTGCAGGATCTGTTGTTCTTGGATGAGAAATTTGTACTGTCGTATTAGCGGCAGTATTTGCACATTCAAATGTGAATGATTCTTCTTCCAACCAAATATAATCGCCAGCAGTTAGGTTATGAGAACCAATAGTTGCTGAGAACAATCCAGTTTCAGGATCGTATGTAGCATTGTTTGCAGTAAAGCTTGTACCAAAGACTGGTAGTACAGTTGTTTCTGTAATTACGTCTTCAATAACTTCACCAAGCTGGATGTATGTTAATCTTGTAGGCTGTCTTTGATCTCTTGGAAGGATGTTTAGAGCATGATCCCAATAGTAAGAAGCCGCATTGATTGTACCAGCATTGCCGCCGTACTCAAGATCTTCTGAAATTGCATCCACAATGTAACCAATATCGCGGTAACATAGATCAGTGTTATATCCAAGACCATTGTATTGCTCTCTAATATAATCAATGATTTCTGTTTGATACTTTGGTTTACTTCCGTAAATTTTATTTGCATCTGTTTGTAGAGCAGCATCATAATTTTCAACTGTGTCGTTATATGCTGGCTCAATAACTGCTGGTAGAGCAGAGAAATCATTTGCTCTAACAACTTTTGCAACAACATTAAACAGATCTTCTGCTTTTTGTGCAATTGTTGGTACAGATGCTTTTCTAATGCAATTTGTTCCAGCACTTACAAATGTATGTAGACCTCTGTAACCGTTTGCATTACCAACTTGTAATGTGATTGTTGTAGAAGTTGTATCAAGAACTTCAACTGGAGTATTATACGTTGGGTCTGTTACACGAGGATGTGAAATCTGAGTCACTGCACCTGTTGTGGTATTTGCACAAGAGAATGTTAGTGAACCGGCATCCATAATAATCCAGTCACCTTTTTCAAGTCTATGTGTACCAAGTGTAATTACAGAAATACCTGTAACTGGATCATAGCTTGCAGTTGATGGAGTATAAGTTGGCTGCATCATAGCAGATCTTACTGCTTTATCATCAGCACTTACAAATGTATGCACTCCAGTATAACCACCGGCATCACCAACATCAACAGTAATTGTTGTAGATGTTACACCTATAATTGTAATTGGTTCATTAAACTTAGGATCGGTTGCTCTTGGGTGAGAAATATTTACAGTAGTGTTTGCTACTGTATTTGCGCAAGAGAATGTTAATGACTCTTCTTCAAGAGTAATACGATCACCAACTTTGTAATTATGAGTACCAATTGTAATTTCAGAGATACCAGTTACTGGATTGTATGTTGCATTTGTTGGAGTATATGCTTCTGAAGCACGAAGACAATTTGCATCAGCCGATACGAATGTATGGGCTCCTGTGTAGCCTCCAGCATCACCCACATTAACTGTAATAGTGGTATCTGTAATTGCGGTAATGGTACCAGGCTTGTTGCCTCCAAGAGGATCTGAGGCTCTTGGGTGGCTAATCTGTACCGTTGTATTAGCAACTGTATTTGCACATTCAAACGTAATTGACTCTTCGTCAAGCTCGATTGTATCACCAACATTAAACTGGTGATCGCCAATTGTAAATACAGACACACCGGTTACTGGGTTGTATGTCGCATTTGTTGGAGTAAATGTTGTACCCGCGCCTCTATTTTGTTGTGTTGCCGCAACTTTAACTGCGCCAGCTGTTGCTGATACGAACGTATGGGCACCTGTATACCCATTTGCATCTCCTACATCAACCGTAATTGTATTAGCTGTTGTTGCAGTGATTGCAATTGGAGTATTGTAAGCAGGATCTGTTGTTCTTGGGTGACTAATTTGAATTGTTGTATTAGAAACCGTATTAGCACAAGAGAATGTTAATGACTCTTCTTCAAGTCTGATTGTATCACCGACTTTGAAATCATGAGCACCGATGTCAATTGTTGATAGACCAGTTACCGGATCATATGTTGCAGTTGTAACATCGTATGAAGTATATGCTTGAGTATCAACAACTTCGTTTCTAATAATTTGACCAGCAAGATTTGCAATAAATTCAAATGTCTCTGCTGTAGCAGGTCTTTCGTCTGCTGGTAAAATTGAAACTGCTTTGTCATAATACATTCTTGCATTCATTACTGTAGCAGCATTAGAACCGTGTTGTAGGTCCCAAGATACTGAGTCAGTAAACCAACCAACATCTCTTTCACACTTAACTGAATCGTAGTTTAATGTAGGATATTTGTTGTTAATAAATGATGTTGCTTCATCAATAATAAATTGTCTGTTAGCTTGTAGTGCAGCTCTTGCTTCATACGCTTCGTCTGAGACATATGATGAACCAAATGTTTTGATATCAGCATTTGCTGTACCGTTTTGCATAATATCGATGATTTCATCGAATGCAGTATCCGCGGTTGCAATTGCTGTAGCATCTGTTAATGTTGAATTAATTTCACCTTTTAGCCATTCTAGTGCACCGACTGTTTCTGTAAGCTCATTAGCAATTACTGAATCTGTTGTAGCGTTACCAGAACGATATGCTAAACCGTGGAATACAGAGTTTAGATTTGATCCTGTTAGAACATCTCTTGCAACTGCGTCTAGAATTAGACCTGTGTCGCGTTGGCATGTTTCTTTATTATATACAAAGTAATTATCACGAATCCAACCATCTACTGAGTCTTGGATGAATTTCTTATTAGCTTGTAATTGCTTACGAGCATACGCACCTTGCTGAGTAGATGTTACTTTGTAAACGGCATCAGCATCGGCTGATACAAATGTATGTGTTCCAGTATAACCACCAGCAGTTCCAACATTAACAGTAAATGTGTTTGTAGTTACGGCTGAGATTGGAAGAGGCATACCATAGTTAGGCTCGCCAATTCTTGGGTTAGAGATTGTTGTAACTTCGCCTGTTGTAGTATTTGCACATGAGAACGTAAAGCTGTTAGGCTTAAATTCTACATGGTCATCAGTTGTTAAGTCGTGACCAGTAATTGTTACTACAAAATCGCCAGTCGCTGGATCGTATGTTGCAGACTCTGGTGTGTAAATAGATACAATTTTAGCAGAGTCTGTCCAGTAAATAGCATTTGTATCGATACAATCAGTTTCAGCACTTACAAATGTATGAGGCGCTGTATATCCGCTTGCATTACCTACGTTAACAGTAAATGTAGTTCCGGTTACACCAGTAATTCTTACAGGCTGCTTATAAGCAACTTCTTTTGGTCTTGGGTGTGAAAGCTGAGATACAGTGTTAGCAACTGTATTTGCACAAGATAGGGTAATGCTTTCTGGTGCAATTGAAATCCACTTACCAATTTCAAGATTGTGCTGTCCGACTGTGAAAGTCATATCACCAGTTACAGGATTGTAATCTGCGTCGGTTGGTGTTAATTTACCAGTATAAGATGTTGTAACATTAACAGCAAATGGTTTTGCGCTCACGAACGTGTGGGCGCCTGTATAACCACCAGCATTGCCTACGTTAACAGTAATTGTCGTAGCTGTTGTACCAAGAATTACTAGATCTGTATTATATGCAGGATCGGTTGCTCTTGGGTGAGAAATAAGTTGAGCAGGTGATCCGCATTCGAATGTTAATGATTCAGGAGCAAGTTTAATTGTTCCACCTGCAACAAGGTTATGATTACCAATTGTAATTGTTGATAGACCAGTAATTGGATCATATGTTGCATTTGTTGGTGTGTACTTACCTCTTGGGAAGTTTACTGTTTTAACAGCATTACTTGTTGCACTTACAAATGTATGTGCTCCAGTATAACCACCTGCGTCTCCCACGTCAATAGTAATTGTATTAGCAGTTACTCCAGTAACTTCAATTAATGTATTGAATGCTGGATCTGTAAGACGTGGGTGTGAAATATTAACAACTGTATTTGCAACTGTATTTGCACAAGAGAATGTTAGAGATTCTAGATCTAGAACAATCTTGTCTCCAACTTCAATGTTGTGCTGACCAATTGTAATTTCTGAAATACCAGTTGAAGGATCGTATGTTGCATCTGTTGGAGTCCAAGAAGAATTAACTTCTACATATTGTTTAACCGCATGTCTAGCAGCTCTTACAAATGTATGTGCTCCAGTGTATCCATTTGCACCACCAACATTAACTGTAATATCATCACCGGAAACCGCAGTAATTTGTACTGGGCTATCAAATGCTGGATCTGTTGCTCTTGGATGAGAAATTTCTACGACTGTATTTGCAACTGTATTTGCACAAGAGAATGTTAATGACTCTTCAGCAAGAAGAATCATATCACCAACTTGGAATTCGTGATTTGGAATTGTGATAGTAGAATCACCAGTTGCTGGATCATATGTAGCATTTGTTGGAGTATATTCGATTCCATCAATTTGCATGATATCGATAAAATTATTAAATGCCGCATTTGATCTTGCAATTGCAACTTCATCTGTTAGAATATTTGCAACTTCATCTCTTAGATGTGTAAATGCACCTACAGTTTCTGTAAGTTGAGTATCGACAACCGCTGACGTGATAGCTTGACGATATGCAATACCAGATTGAATTGCATTAAAGTTTGTGCCAGTAATCATATCACGTTTGATTGCTGGTAAAATATAATCGTATGTATCGCGCTGACACTTCTTGCTGTCATATAAGAAGAAGTTTTGATCAGCCCAATCCATCATGTAATCTTGGATAAATTCTTTATTTGCTTGTAGTTGCTTACGAGCATTTCTGTTGTCTGCAGGAATTCCTGCATTATCACTAAATGTAATTACATTACCGATTACAGAAATTGAATCGCGCTCTGCTTTAACAAATGTATGTACACCAGTATATCCAGTAGAACCAACATTAACTGTGAATGTGGTTGTTGTTACTGCAATAATTGGTAATGACGCATTTGCTGCTGGATCTGCTGGTCTTGGATGTGCATATTGAATAACATTTCCATCAGTATCACAGCTCATAATAATGCTACCAACCGCAATATTAATATTGCGTCCAACAGTTAAACCGTGTGGCTCAGCAAATGTAAATACTGATTCGCCTGTTGCTGGATTGTAAGTAACATTAGTTGGTGTTAATTTAGTACCAGTGTTTTCTAGAATATCGATAATATTGTTAAACTTATCATATGCTCTTACAGCACCGATTGCTGAATTTGCTTCAATAAGCTTATCAGTTTCATTTCTTAATCTCTTATAAGCACCAACTGTCTCATCTCTTTGATTATCGAGTACAACTGAAGATTGCTTAAAGTAATAAGCATTACCTGCTGTTACAGAGTTATAGTTTGTGTCCAGCATTGCGTCATATTTAACTGCTGGTAAAATAAATTCTTGTACATCTCTGCGGCAAGTGTTACTATTGTATGCAAAGAAGTTTGGATTATTATCAATCCATTCAACCATGCCTTCAATGATTAAATCTTTGTTATCTTGAATTAATTCGCGAGCATTTGTTGCTGCAGTGTTACCTGTATCTGCAAAGATAATTGGATTTGCTGCTGGCTCACCGTTTTCAAGAATATTAATCATTTCATTGATAGAACGATTAGAACGTGTTACAACTTCAGTATTTGCATTTCTAAAGATATAACCAATTTCATCTCTTAGATGTTCATTAGCGCCAATAGTTTCAGTTAATTGTTCACCTTTAACTGTGCTAGACATGATTGCCGAATAAGTAATACCACTTAAACGGTTCCAATAGTTAGTATCAAGAGCAACGTCATAACCAACAAAATCTGTAATAATACCGGTATCGCGATAGCATTTATCTGCATTATAACCTTGATAACCTAGGCCACCGCTTGAAGTGTTAGCCGTTAGATGCTCAATCATATCATCAATGATTTCATCAGCTCTTTCGTCTAATACATCGGCAAAATCTGTGTTTGAAAGTAATAGGGAGTCATTAATTTCGTATGGTCTAATGATCTGAGTAGAACCTTTAGAACGCATTGAGATGTCACCAAACTGTGTACCTGAGTTGTTCAGAGTAACTTGTCCACCGTTTAATGCATAGAATGCTGTACGTACGAAAATTGAAAGAGAACCAATACCGTTGATACCGGCACCGTTTCTTGCGACATAACCCATACCATTTTGAGAACGAGGTGTGAAACCAAATGTTAGACAGTAAACATATAATGAGTCTTTATCAACAACACGACGGTCACAAAGCACACAACCACCACCACGACCAACTAGTCTGTTAGGGAAGTCGTCAATTCCAAGTTCTTTAACCTGACCTGTACCGCCACGTTGAGCATATAGTAAAT